CTGTATATGGAAGAACAGTTTGCCAAGATAATCGTAGAGTATTCTTTTATGCAGACGATGGATTCTTTGAAATCAATGGCGACCAAGTAATTCCAATCGGTGCAGAAAAAGTTAATAGATTTTTTGACACAGATTTAAACAAAGCATTTAGTGATAGAATATGTGCTGCTGTAGATCCATTCAATCAGTTAGCATTATGGTTATATCCAAGTGCATCCGACACTGCGAATACAACTGGTATTTGTGATAAAGTTTTAATCTATAATTATGCAACTCAAAAATGGTCAACTGCAGATGCTAGTGCTAGTACAATATTCTCACAATTTGTGGGAGCTTACACTGTAGAATTAATGGATATTATCTCTCAAAACTTAGATAGTATTAATATTGCATTAGATACTGATTTTTGGAATGGTGGACAATTATTATTAGGTGCAATAGATAATAACTATAAAGCTGCTATTTTCTCAGGTACTGGAAATGAAGGAGAAATAGAAACTAGAGAATTAGAGTTGTTTCCAGGTTTAAGATCAAATATAATAGGTATAAGACCTATTGTAGATGCAGAAGCTACAGTGACTTTAAGTACCAGAGATAGATTGGCAGACAATCCTACAGAGTCAACAGTTTCTAGTATGAATACAACAGGAATTAATCCAGTAAGACAATCTGGTAGATATGTTAAAATTAATGTTAAAATACCAAGTGGTGGTGCTTGGAAAGATGCTCAAGGAATTGATTTAGTTGCATCAAGATCAGGGTTGCGATGACAGATAAAACTGATATAGATAATGTTAGATACAGTTTTGAAACTCAAGAGTTTTTCCAAAGACAAATTGAGGAAGCTATTAACGCATTAATAAACGAAAAAAATCAAGAAAATAACAAAGCCTTTTCTTGGTTCATGGGAGATTAAATGTCAGGCATAAAAGATTATTCAACAACCAATTTAAACAACACAACATTAAATGGAATTTCTGTTGCAGAAGGAATGTTACCTTCTCAACTTAATAATGCAATCAGAGCATTAATGGTTAATACCAGAGAATGGTTTAATGATAGTCAATGGGTTGAATATGGAGATGGTGATGGTGCTTACACTGGTGCTTATGCTTCAGCTACTTCATTCACAATAGCTGGTGTAGATGTTTCTGCAATTTACCATGAAGGAAGAAGAATTAAATTAATTGCTCCAACACCTGGAACAATTTATGGAACAATTAGTTCATCAACTTTTTCAACAGACACTACAGTTAATGTAACTTGGGATAGTGGTTCATTATCAAATGAAGCTATTACAAATATTTATATTGGTTCAATATCAAAAACAAATACTTCAATACCTACAGGTGTAATTACAACTGCTACATTAGCAGATGGATCTGTTACAACTGTAAAATTAGCAGACAGTGCAGTTACGACTGCAAAGATTGCTGATGCTAATGTTACTACTGCAAAAGTTGCAGACTCAAACATTACTACTGCTAAGATTGCAGACTCTAATGTAACTACTGCTAAAATTGCAGATTCAAATATTACGACTGCTAAAATTTTAGACGCAAATGTAACTGCTGCAAAACTTGCAAGTAATTCTGTTACAACTGCAAAAATAACTGATTCAAATGTAACGACAGCTAAAATAGCTGATGCAAATGTTACTAATGCTAAACTAGCAACTGATGCAGTTCAAACTTCTAATATTGTAGATGGAAATGTTACAGCAGATAAACTTGCAAACTCAAGTGTTACTTCAGCAAAAATTTTAGATGGTACTATTATTAATGCAGATATTAATGCTAGTGCAGCTATTGAAGCTACTAAAATTTATAATGGTACAGTTGCAAATGTAGAATTTGGTTATCTAAGTGGTGTAACAAGTGGAATTCAATCTCAATTAGATGCTAAACTTGTTAAAGCAAGTAACTTATCTGATTTAACTTCAGCATCTACTGCAAGAACTAATTTAGGTTTAGGTACTATTGCAACTCAAGCTGCAAACAATGTTAATATTACTGGTGGTGCAATTACTGGAATGTCTGCACCTTCTTCTGGTTCAGATGTAACTACAAAAACTTATGTTGATGATTTAGTTGCAGGATTAAAAACAAGAATTATTACTAGAGTTGCTACAACTGCAAATATTGATTTAACTGCAGACTTACAAAATGGTGATACTTTAGATGGTGTTACTTTAGCAACTGGAAATAAAGTTTTAGTTAAAGATCAAACTGACCAAACAGAAAATGGTATCTATATTGTTGTAGCATCAGGTACTGCAAGTAGAGATCCTAATTTTGATACAGTTGAAGAATTAGCTGGACAACTAGCAATTGTTCAAGAAGGTACTTCAAATGCAGATAAAATCTTCCTTTGCACAACCGACAATAGTGGATCTATTGGAAGTGTTAATATCGTATTTTCACAAGTACAACCATCATTCACAGGTACAGTAACTTCAGTAGCAGTTGCAGACGCAGGTTCTTCAGAATTTACAGTTACTGGTTCACCAATTACTTCATCAGGTACAATTTCTTTAGCAGTCAATTCAATTAATGCTAGTAAAATTGGAAATGGTGATGTAAGTAATACAGAATTGAGTTATGTTAATGGAGTAACAAATCCAATTCAAACTCAAATAGATAACAAGGCTTCAGCAGGATTTGCTGTTGCTATGGCGATAGCTTTATAAGGAGAAAATATGGCACAAGATTTTACTAGATACTCTACACAAGCAACTAACAGTGCTAGTACAGTATTTACAGCAAATTCTAATGATGCGGTAATTGGAGTAAGAATTGCTAACATATTAACTTCAGCGATAACAGTATCAGTTTGGATTTCTGAATCAGGAGTTACAGACAGATATATTGCAAAAGATTTAAGCATCCCACCTTCAAGTGCAGTTGAACTTGTTTCTGGTGGTGCTAAATTTGTAATGCAGAATACAGATGTTTTAAAAGTACAATCTGACACTGCTACATCTGCTGATGTTTGGGTTAGTGTTGTTGATTCAATTAGTGCATAAGGAGAACAAATGGATAGTTTATATAGTATAATTTATTTTGGTAACAAACCAGGAGCAGAAAGTATTTATACTCATGCTCAAGTTATTGATAACAAAAATATGGTTATTGAATCTGCAGTTCTTGCAGGTCCAGTTACCTTTACTCAAACTGTAACAGTAACAGGAACATTGGTAATTATTTAATGAGTAAAATAGAAGTTAATCAAATATCATCACAATGCGGATCAACATTAACGATTGGTCAATCAGGTGATACGGTTACATTAGCAAGTGGTGCTACTCAATCTGGTTTTGGAAGAACTGGAACTGTTGATTGGGACACTACAGCAAAGACGGCTAGTTTTACTGCTGTAAGTGGTAATGGATATTTTGTTAATACGACTAGTGGAGCAATTACAGTCACTATGCCAGCAACACCAAGTGCTGGAGATATTGTAGCTCTACAAGATTATGCAGGAACATGGGGAACTAATAATGTTACAATTGGTAGAAATGGTTCTAATATTGGAGGAATAGCAGTTGATCCAACTTTATCAACTTCCGATCAATCAATAACTTTAGTATATGTAGATTCAACAAGGGGTTGGCAAACAGTTAATGATTCAACACAATCAGTTGCAGGAGCTCAATATGTTACAGCAACAGGTGGAACAGTAACTTGTTGTGGTGATTATAAAATTCATACATTCACAGGACCAGGTACTTTTTGTGTTTCATGTGCAGGTAATCCTTTAGGATCAACTCAAATAGATTATTTAGTAATAGCAGGTGGTGGAGCAGGTGGAACAACAAATGGTTCAAGTGGTGCAGGTGGTGGCGGAGGTGGAGCTGGGGGTTATAGAGAATCTTCTGGAGCAGCTTCTGGCTGTTACACAGTATCACCATTAGGTTCTGGAGTGTCTGCTTTACCAGTTACAGTTACAGGTTATCCAGTTACAGTAGGTGCTGGAGGAGCAACTGCACCTTTCCCTCAACCAGGTTTGAGTGCTTCAAATCCAGGATCAAATTCAGTTTTTGCAGGTTCAACAACAATCACATCAACAGGTGGAGGTGGTGGAAGTAATGTTACAACAACAGCTACAGGTGGATCTGGTGGTGGAGCTGCTGGAAGTGGTTGTGTTACTATTCCTGGAGGTGCTGGTAATACACCTCCTGTAAGTCCATCACAAGGTAATCCTGGCGGTGCCACACTAGCTGCTGCACCTTTTTTTGGAGCTGGTGGTGGTGGTGGAGCAACAGCTGCTGGTGTTGATGGTACACCTACTGTTGGAGGTAATGGTGGAGCAGGAGCAACAAGTTCAATTAATGGAACACCCACTATAAGAGCAGGTGGTGGAGGTGGTGGAACTTATGCTGGACCTCCAGGTACAGGAGGTACTGCTGGTTCTGGTGGACCAGGTGGTGGAGGAAATGGAGGAACTTATCCTCAAGGAGAAATTAATACTGCTGGAGCAGCTAATACTGGTGGTGGCGGTGGAGGAACTGGTTCTAATCCAGATGGTACAATAAACTATTCTGGAAAAGCAGGTGGTTCAGGTATAGTAATAATAAGGTATAAATATCAAAATTAATTATGACAAGTACAATTAAAGTAAATAATATTCAAAATCAATGCGGTGCTAACATCGCTAACAAATGTGGTTCAACCATTACACTTGGTGCAAGTGGCGATACCATTACTCTTGCATGCGGTGCAAGTCAAACAGGATTCGGTAGAACAGGAACAGTAGACTGGGATACCACAGCTAAAAC